GATGGACTTTGCGCTGACCCAGATCCCTTCGATGAGCTGGCCGGCCCGGCCCGGATCGTGGTCGTAGAGGTACTCGGCGCGCACGAAGACCTTCTCTGGCGGCAGTGGACAGACGAAGCTCATGCGGCCTCCTTGACGAAGACGCCAGATGGCAGCAGTGTGCCCTTGCGGTTCTTGATTTCGTCGTATGCGCCGGCCAGGCAGTCGACCATGTCGATGTCGAGCAGGGCGCACATGTTGATCAGGCACACCAGGGTGTCGCCGACGGCGTCCTTGGTGGCGGCCAGATCCTTCTTGTTGATGGCGTCGGCCAGCTCGCCCATCTCCGACACAGCCTTCAGGAACTGAGCCTGCGCCGTGCTGTTCGGGATGATGCGCCTGGCCTCAGCCCAGCGGATGACATCCATCTCGACCTCGCGGTAGCTGCTGCGGTTCATTCTTCCCTCGCTTCCAGCATGGCGTCGGCCATCTTGTAGGCAGCCCTAGCTACGGCGGCAACGTCAAAGACGTTTAAGTTAGCGTTTCCAATGAACGCCTGCATAGCCTTCGCCGCGAAGTAGTCTCGCAGCGTCATGCCTGTGTAGACGTTGCGTTGCCTTCCGTCGTCAAAGATAAACGGAAACGCCGGCCCGCCGAATAGCAAATTCGATTCATGTCGCCTCATACCTCACCCCCCTCGCTGTCGGCCGCGGACTTGGCGCGCAGCCACTGCGGCAAGATCGGGTAGACCTTACCGTCGTGGTCGATCAGCGCCGGCTCGGTGACGTTGTCGTTCCGGGTGACGTGGCAGCCGTGGATCTCGCCAGGCTCGAACCCGGGCGCGACGCCCAGCTCATTGCGGACCTCCTCCATCCACCAGCCGGGCGCGGCGATGACGGGCAGCGGGGTCTCGCCCCACTTCTCCGGGGGGACCTTCTCCTTCAGCGCCTGCAGTGCGTGCTGCACGTTGGCGATGGCGTAAGTGGCGCTCATGTTTTCTCCAAAAAATCCTTACGGGGGTTGTGCCCAGCATTGATGCGGCCCGCTGGGTGATGGGCGTCTTTGGTCTCCAACTCGATCAACTTATCGAGGTAGTGCCTGGCCTTGCGCAAGTCCTCCACGCCGGCCTTGTCGCGCCAGCGGGTGACGTACTTCACGACGTTGCCCTCGAAGAAGCCCAGGCCGTTGGCCGCGACATAGTCCCAAGGCTGGATCGTTTGGCGCTTGTAGTGGTCGCCGGCCACTTGTGTGTCGTTTGCGTTCATGGTCAGAAGGGAATGAAATCGTAAGACCACTCGTCGCATCCGGCCGCCACCACCTCGAGCGGCGGATCGACCTCGAACTTCTTGCAGTGGGGGCGGCCGTAATAGACGTAGTGCTCGCAGCTCTGGCAGTGCACTTTGATCGAGCGCAGCCTGTCGAGCTCGCGCTCGTGCAGCTCGACGCGGATGTTCAGTTCGGTCTTGGTCATGCTGGTTAAGCCTCGTGAGTTGCAATCCACTTGTAACCGACGATGCTCGGGTACTTGCTGCCCCTGGCCACCAAGAGCTGCTCCGGCTTGCGGATGATGTTCTGGTCATAGCGCAGCCACTCGATCGCCTCCTCGGAGCTGGAGGGGATGAAGTCGATCTTGGTCCTCGCTCGCCACCAGGCCTCGGCCTTCTTCCTTGCGTAGCCATCGTGCGATAGGCACACCCACTCACTGACGGCTCGCAGCATGCCGGCGTAGTAGTCCACCCTCAGGCTTTGAGGGCTGCCAGGCTTGATGTGCAGGACGTACCGCACGTCAGTCACTGGCACGGTCTCGAACGATTCCCTCTGATCGCTGAGAATGGCTGCGCTCGAGGCGCGATCGCCGTGCTTGATGCGCTCAGGCTCGGGGAACTCAAAGCCGCAGTCGATGCACTCCGGCGAGGCCGCAGGGTTCTGGCTGCCGCACTCAGGGCACAGCTTGCTGGGAGCATCGCCTTTGCGCTTGGTGCTGGGCATGCGTCCCTTGACCTCGTCGACCGGGCCCATCTCGATCGTGGTGTCGGTGAAGTCCGCCCACAGGCAGTCGGTCTTCCCGTCGGCGATCCGCATGCCGCGGCCGGCGATCTGGACGTACAGCACCGGGCTCTTGGTGGCGCGCAGCAGGGCGATGAAGTCCACCTCGGGCACGTCAAAGCCGGTGGTCAGCACGGCCACGTTCACCAGGCAGCGGATCCTGCCCCCGCGGAAGGCCGCAATCAGGGCTGCACGCTCTTGTTTCTGGGTCTCTGAGCTCACCACAGCGGCCGTCACTCCGCGGCGCTGTAGCGCGTCCCTGACGTGCTCTGCGTGCTCGATCGTCACGGCGAACACCAGCCACCGCTTGCGGTCGCGGGCGAGCTCGACGATCTCCTGGCAGGTGGCCTCGACGAGGTCGGCCCTGTCGGTCACCTTGGCCAGCTCGCTGATGACGTAGTCGTCGCCCGAGGTGCGCACGTCGCGTGCGTCCACCCTGGCCACGGTCGGAGCCGGCACCAGGGGCGACAGAAACTTCAGCTCCAGCAGCTCCTTCATCGTCACGCGGGTGGGGATGTTGGTGAACAGCGCGTCGTCGCCTGCGGTCAGCCACACGCCGTTGCCGCGGAAGGGCGTGCCGGTCCAGCCGATCACGCGGGTGTGCGGGTTGTAGCGGGCCAGGTCGCTGATGAAGGAGCGCCACATGCCGGCCTCCTTCGGGTTGATCAGGTGGCAGTTGTGGACTGCCACCCCGTTAGCGAAGTAAGAAGGGTGTCCGCCGATGTGAAGGTTGAATACAGATGTAGAGCCCTCTCGTTCGAGACGCGATACACGGACCAGCCTAATGAGACCAAAAGGTCTGTCTTCTTGGCGTCCAGCGTCTTGCGCTCCAGTGACCCGTGAGAGCCTCCGTCCAGCTCTATACCGATCATCATTACCGGGTTCGCAATGTCCAGCTTGTAGGCCGTCGGGTAGCCGCTGTCCTTTGGCATTTTGGTCGGGACTGCCAGCTCCGACTCCCATCCTTCCCCAAGCGCGTGCAACAGAGCAAGCTGCGCCAAGGGCAGCAACTGCCCGTTGCCTCCTCGCTTGATAGGTCGATGCTTGATCTCTCGCAGGCGCTCCTTCATCTTGAGTCTGGCTTGATGATTGCTCATCGGATTCGCAAACTTCTTTGAGCACGAGATCGAGCAAAACTCTTGACGATTCCACGTTGGCTCCGGGCACGCCGAAAGAACTTTCCCGCTCTCGTCTCTCTTGATCCAAGGTCGGAACGCTTGCCCACAGAGCTTGCATTGCTTCGACGCCGAAAAGATCCTCCCCGACCTCCAGTTCTTTGGCGCGCCGCCAGCCGGATTTTGTGAAGTATGGATGATCTCCTGTGCAATGAAGGATGGTTCCATCGTCAAGCTCCAGCTCGTAGATATTGTCGGCGGCCCTCACACTGACGGCCATCACAATGCCAATACCTGCTTGATTGTAAACCAGATCTCCACACCTCATCGAGTCAATTCTCTTTGGCCCAGTCGGCGTCAGGATTTGCGTTTCTCCGGTGAAGCACTCGTCGGCCAGCACGATGTCAATGCGGCCGAGGTTGTGCGCCTGCTTGTAGATGCTGCCGATCGTGGCGTAGGTGAGCTGGCGCCCCATCTGCTTCTTGCCGATGGCCGCCGAGTACAGGCCCACGTCTGCGGTCGGCCAGATCTTGAGCAGCTTCTCGATGTTCTGCTCGAGTAGCTCCTTCTGGTGGACCAACACCAGCACCCTGGTGCCCGGGTGCTCTGCGTCAGCTCGCTGCGCCAGGGCCGCGATCATCAGGCTCTTGCCGGCACCGACGCAGGCCTCGACGATGGGGTTACCGCCCTCGTGCCGGTTGAACCACGCCCAGAGCTCGCCCAGTGCGCGGGCTTGGTAGTCGCGCAGCTTCATGCGGCCCCCGCCTTGACCAGGAACATCGGCGTGCGCGGCCCGACGTAGGCGCCTGCGGTGTTGAAGCTGAACCACTCCTCAGCCTCTTCGCGGTCCATGCCGCCCAGCATCAGGCTGCTGATCACCTCCTCTTGGTCGTACAGCACGACAGGCTCCATGCCGCAGCGATGCGCCACGCCGACGATGCAGCGGTCGAAGGACTCTGGCGGATCTAGGAACAACAGTTCTTCGCCGTACTCTTCGGCCAGTGATTCCCGATTCATGCCACGACCCTCGCTGTGGTGATACCGCGCGCCCGCAGCGCTGCCGTCATGGCCGCCGCATCGGCGAGCATCTCCTTCTGCTTGCAGGCCTTGATCTCCAGCGAGCTCAGCGCGCCGTCGCCCTGGCCGTTGGCGAAGGTGCCGTGCTTGTGCTCGTACACGACATCACCATTGACATAGTCCTTCTGCGTCGCGAAGCGCTCGAGCAGGATGGGGATGTACCGGTGCGAGCTGCAGCGGTGCGACTCGCGCTGGGCGATCAGGCCCACCTCGCCAAACTCGCGGCAGTTCCACTTGCCGTCCTCGCCATCGACCACGGGCGTGCTGTGCGCGCAGGTTCGGCAGTTGACGTCGGGCGCCTCCTCGCCGTGGCACAGGCTGTGGAAGTCGCACATCTTGCAGACGTACCAGCTCGGGTCGTTCGAGCACCGCAGCGGCGGCTCGGCCGCAATGATCACGCGCTCGGCGCGGACCTTCAGCCTGGCGAACTCGACCTCGTCGAAGTGGACCCATTCAGCATAGAGCTCGCTGGTGTCCTTGTTCTCGGCGATGTACATGGCGCGGGCCATGCCGGTCATGCCCATGTAGGTTTGCATCTGAGCCCAGTGCTGCGGCTTGGACTTCTGCACGCCATCCTTCAGGGCCGCGAACGACTTCGCGTTGTGCGTCTTGAACTCGACGACGGCCCAGGACTTGGGCGCCTCGGGGAAGCCTCGTGCGGCGCCGTCCATGCTGCCTCCGAAGTGACCTCCGACAGCGGACACGCGCCACTGCTTACCGTCTGGCGCGGTCTCGTGGACCTCGACTCCGATGCGGCGCAGCTCGGCCACGATGCGGGGCTCGAAGTCCTGGCCAGCCTTGAACAGGCGCAGCATCCGGCCCGAATGCTTCTTCGATCCGGCCCAGCGGAAGGTCAGCCACAGGTAGCGCTCGCAGGCGTGGCCGACCTGGGATGCGCCCAGGTGCGGGCGGTGGCCGTCGTCTGCGTCGGACTCGTAGGCCCGGTAGATCGTCGCGACGGTCGTGTGTATGGGTTCGGGCACTGTGGCCATGTGGGGACACTCCTTGTGTCGTTGCAGGGGTGAGGGGCCTGTTACTGGCGCGCGGGGCGGCCCTCCCCGGCCGGCCCCTCACCGCTGCAGGCCCTTGCGGGCCTACACGGGTCATGGCGTGGACGGGTTCTCCTCGGCGCCTGCCGTCTCGATCACGACGCCGTCCTTCATGGCAGCCACCAGGGTCTTCTGGTTGGCCACCGAGACGGTGAAGTGCTTCTCTGCGACGTGGCGCAGTGCGCCGACCTTGGTGCCGGCCTCCACGAGGTGGAAGCCCTGCGGGCCCTCGACGGCGTAGATACGGGTGCTCATTGCTGGTTTTCTCCTTCAGCGGGTTGGGGTTCTTGCGCGGCCTTCATCACCGCATCGACACGAGACTTGATCATGTCGATATGCGGCTTGGCCTGGTCATAGGGGAACTTCGACAACGCCATCAGGGCAGCGTTGATCGAGTCGATTGGGAGGGTCACGGTCACTTCATTCACAGGCTTCTCCTGTTGTTGCGGGAATCAGGCAGCGCGCTTCTGCCACGGGGGCACGGCTGCGCCAGCCGCGGGGGGGTTGGCTGCGGGCGCAGCGGGGCGAGACGGGGCGGCGGCAGCCATGGGCGCTGCGCCACCGGCCGCGGGCTTGAAGCCGTTGACCTCGTTCTGGTCCTCGTACTGGCCGGTCTCGTCCTTGCGGACCTTGACCTTGATCTGCATCGGCTTGTTGTGCAGCTCGCTCGTGTCGCGGAAGCGCGCCAGGCCGATGGACTCGCAGAGCTCGCGCAGTTGCTGCTGAGCGATGCTCTCGGCCTGCTGGTTGGTGTGCCGCACGTTCAGGCGGGCCCACACCTTGCGGCCGCGGTAGCCGTCTTGCAGCACCTCGATGGTGAGCTTCAGGGCTTGGCCGTTGCCGGACTTCAGGGGCACGATCTCCGACTCGGTGACCTGTGCGGTGTACCAGCCTGCGGGCAGCAGCTCGTAGCTGTTCTCGCGCTTCTCAACGCTGTCGGTGTTGAACTCAAATTGCGCCATGATGGGTGTCCTTTCAGGAGTTACTTGGCGGTGGTGGAAATGACCTTGGCAGCGATTGCCGACAGGTCGGGGGACTCGAACATCTCGAGGCTGCCAGAGCGGTCCTTGGCCTCGTAGTTGTAGTCGCGGCTGGTCTGCAGCCAGCGTGTCGGGTTGCCATCCGCATCCTTCTCGATGCGCATGGCAAACACAAAGTCGAAGAAATACCCGACGCCCTGCTTGAGCATGTTGCCGGGCATGGCGGGGTAGTACAGCATCGCGCCCAACTGCTCGTCCTTGGCGCGCTCCTGCTTGCAGGAGAAGTACACGTTGCGGCCAGGCAGGTCGCGGAAGGCGCGGATCAGATCCGTCATCTTCTCGGCCAGCGCGCCGTAGGCCTGGCGCGGATCCTTCGCGACCTTCTTCTCGTGGTTCAGGACCACCTCGGCGATCTCCGAGATGGAGTCCAGGCAGATCCACTTGAAGGCCTGGCCTTGCTCGGTGTTGGTCACGAAGTCGTAGGCCTCGTAGAGCTGTTCCAGGGTCTTGACCTCGATGACCGGGATGTCAACGCCACGCAGTGACAGCAGGCCAGACTCGGCGCTGATGATCACGGTGGGCTCGCCAGTGGTGGCGCAGAGCGAAGTCTTGCCGGCGCCCGCAGGGCCGTGGACCAGGAACTTCAGGCCGTTGAGCGCGGCGCTGTCTTTGGTGGAAGTGAGGGTGATTGCCATGTCGTCTCCAGGCAGTTGAAAAAATGGGCAGCTCGCGCTGCCCGGGTGGAGCTGAAGTTAGACCGCTTCGATCGTGATCGAGGGGCTGGCTTCCTTGCTGGTGATGAACACGGCAGCGGCGGCAGCGTCGGCAGCCTCGAGCTTGCGCAGCTCAGAGACGGAGACCTCGGGCTTCCACTTGAAGGCGGCCTGGGCGCCGGCGGACAGCTTGTCCCAGCCCTTGGTCAGGGCGGCGGCGTCAACCTTGCGGTCGATCTTGTAGGTCACAGTGACCTTGCAGCCCTCGGTCTTCTGGCTGACGGAGCCCTCGGGCTTGGCCGGGTCCTTCAGCATGTCGGCGATCGCCTTGTCGACGGCGCGGCGCTCGGCGATGGCCTCGTCTTCGATCCGCTTGGCGGCGATGCGAGCTGCGATGAGCTCAGAGAGAGTGACTGCTTGCATGATGTCGTCCTTTCGGAGTGGTTGAAAAACGTGTCGTCTCTGACGTTGTCAGTATATCAGCATTGTGATGCTGGTCAAGCGGTTTCGAACAGCTCGGGGAACTCGCTGCGCAGCATGTGCTCGACCTCCGAGAAACGCAGCGAACTGATCAGCTCGTGCAGAGCGTTTTTGATCTGGTCGTCGCTGAGGTGCAGCGTGACGTCGATGTAGCAGCCGCGGCGGTCCAGCGGGTGGCCGTGCATGACGGACATGCTGGTGGCCTTGATGTTGAGCTTGTTCATGCTGCCTCCTTCACAAAGTATGCGGACATGGCGGTCTCCTTAGCGAGCGCGGTTGAGGTGGGCGAGGGCAGCGGCGCGGGACTCGAAGCGGCCGCCGATCGGGGTCTGGTGCGGGCCGCGGACGATGAACCATCCGCCGAGCAGCTTGTTGAAAATCACGCGGGGCATGTCGGGTCTCCTCAGTTGGCGGGGCTGCAGATGCCTTGTTCGATCAGGTGCTGGGCCGTGCGGCCGAAGAAGCCTTGCAGCCTCCAGCACAGGCCGGTGTCGATCAGTTGCTGCCAGGCTTCGATGTACTGCTCTTCGCTGTCGGCGGGCAGGGCGCCTTCGGCGATCATCACTACGTTTGCGAGGTTCATGGTGGGTCTCCGATCAGGCAGCGAGCAGCAGCTCAGGCTTCATGAAAGACGCGGCGTCGACGTAGTCGATCTCGAAGTTAAGCTCGTTGTAGGCGATGCGCAAGTCAGCGGCAGAAAACGTCTTCTTGCCGGTCAGCTTCGCAAGCGCTTTGGCAGCGTCGTTGAGCGGGTAGTACAGCGTGTTGCCGTACACGTTCTTGATCAGGATCTCGAGCTTCATGTTGCGTCCTTCTGGAGCGCCCGGTGCCGCCGGGTCGGTGTCGACTGCTCCGTCGACAAGAGAGATTGCATCACAGTTGTGAAGTGTCTGTCAATAACCATTGTTATTGCTCGGGTATTCCAGAGAGCCGCCGGATCGCCCGCTGATACCTGGGTTCCAGAACCTGGCGCCGCTCTTCGCTGAGCTGCGACAGGCGATCGGGATGCAGGTTGTGCAGCACGTCCGCGAGCTTGATGATCTTCGCCTCGACACCCGCGGCAATGACCCGGTCCAGGTAGGCGCCGTAGTCTTCGCCCTCGCGCTTGGTGAGCGCTTCCACGAGCTGCAGTGAGCGCTCCGACACGCCGGCCGCGCGCAGCGTGTTGAGGCTGTGGAAGGTGTCCTCCACGACGTCGTGCAGCACCGCTGCGCACTGCGCGTCGATGTCGTTTGGTAGCTGCTTGGCCACCGTGTGCATCACGGTCAGGGGGTGCAGGATGTAGGCCATGCCGGCCTTGTCCTTCTGTCCGTTGTGCGCGTCGGCGGCGATGCCGATCGCGTAGAAAAGGTTATCGTGCATGGTACTCACCCTTCGTACACGGCCAGGCGGCCGGGGTTGACCCACTCGGCGTACAGGCCGCGCTTCTGCAGCTCGCGCTCGAGGTCGATGTGGACGCCGAAGACCAGCTCTTCGCGCATGGGGTTGCCGTAGTAGTCGACCCACCGATCGGCATCAGACGCCTCGGCGTCGATCGAGAAGTTGCGGCTGTCGTCGGGGTGCTGGTAGACGGGCACGCCCATCTTCTTGAAGGCAGCGAAGGCGCTGCGGAACTTGGCAGGCATGGGCTTCATGGCGTCGTGGTGCATGGGGTTTGAGTAGCTCATTCGTCGTCTCCGGTTGGTGATTGATCAGGTGCCGCGGGTGCCCCACTCGGGCATCTCTTGGCGGAACTGGCGGACGCGGTAGGGGACGTCTTGCCAGGCACGCTTGCCCTCGAAGGACTGGACAGCAGCAGCGCGGCCGGCGATCAGCTCGGCAAGCACGGACTTGGCGTGCTCGCTGGTGTAGGTCTTGAACATCGCGATGTTGCTGTCGACGATCGCAAGGAACTGTTCGTT